TCCAGCTTGCCGCGGTCAGTGCCGACCAGACGGACAACACGATGTCCCTGGTCCTGGCGATGCTGCGTGAGGGCTCCGCGGCCGACGAGATCGAGGGCCTTGACCTCGGCGTGACCCGCGTGCGCACACGCAACGGTGTGTTGCAGCCGGTGACCGCGTCGGCGAGTTCCCGCGAGGGTCAGCGCCTCACGGCCGCGATTCTGGACGAGCCGCATCTGTGGACGGCCACGAATGGTGGGATCCGCCTGGCCTCGGTGTTGCGCCGCAACCTGGGCAAGATGGGTGGCCGCTCGATCGAGACTACGAACGCGTGGGCTCCGGGCGAGGACACCGTCGCCGAGCTGACCGCCCTGTACGCTGACAAGATCGCCGAGCAGGCCGCGGACGGCGTGCAGCGGGTCCTCGACGAGGGCGTGCTGCGGTTCCACCCGCAGGCGCACGTCCCGAACCTGGCGGACATCCCGGCGCTGCGGGAGGGGCTGTCGAAGCTCTACCACGACAGCCCGTGGATCGACGTGGACCGCATCGTGGCGGAGGTGCTCGACCCGGGCACCCACCCCGCGGACGCCCGCCGCTTCTACCTGAACGAGGTCACGAACGCCGACGACGCGTTGGTGACCGCCCAGGACTGGAACGACTGCTACCTGGACGATGTGCTCGAGCCGGGCGAGGAGATCACGCTCGGGTTCGACGGGTCGAAGAACGACGACTCGACCGTGCTGGTGGCGCTGCGGGTGCGGGACCGGTTCGCCACGGTGATCGGGGCGATGGAGAAGCCCGACCGGGCGCCGGCCGACTGGGAGGTCGACCGGGAGTTCTTCGACGGCCTGGTGACCTCGACGTTTGCGCAGTATCGGGTGGTCGGGTTCTTCTCCGACGTCGCCCACTTCGAGTCGTACGTGGACCGCTGGTCGTCGGAGTACGCCCGCACGCTGACAGCGCACGCGACGACGAAGTCGGCGGTCGGCTGGGACATGCGAGGCCGGCTCGCGCAGTCAACAGCGGCCGTTGAGCGGCTCGTGGCAGGCATTCAGGACCGCTCGCTGCGCCACGACGGCGGCGGGCTGCTGCGTCGACACGCGCTGAACGCGCGCAGGCGACCGAACCGGTGGGGCATCTCGTTCGGCAAGGAACGGCGCGACTCGCCGCGCAAGGTGGACGGGTTCGCCGCTCTGCTGCTCGCAGACATGGCCCGCGCCGACTACATCGCGTCGACGAGTAAGAAGCGACAGCGCACCGGCGGAGTCTGGTAGCTACTGATCATTTGAGGAGGCCGGCATGGCGACGCACGTTGTGGCGGACAACCAGGTCGGCGTGCACAACCTTGCACTCGAGGCCGGGGTGGTCGAGATCGTGCAGTTCGGGCAGGACATCGACCAGGTGGAGGTCACGCAGATCTCCGGCGAGGACCCGGTGTACTTCACCACGGACGGCTCCACCCCCGCGGTCCCGGCGGCGGGCGCCGCGTCGGCCTGCTACAGCACCCTTGGCGTGATGTTGCCGGTGTTGCTGGACCCGCGGACGTGGCAGTCGACGAGCATCCGGCTGGTGTCGGCGTCGGCAGCCGCGGTGTCGGTTGTGCGGGCGTGATGCTGGGACCGGAGTCCGCCCGGAAGCTGGTCAAGGACGAGCTGTACCCGAAGTGGGAACACGAACGTGATCACCTGGATCTGATCGACCGGTGGCTGCGGTGGAAGCAGGACAAGATCCCGCTCCCGCGGAAGGCCACCCCGGAGCTGCAGGCTCTGGCGGCGTTGTCGAAGGTGCCGTGGCTGTCGCTGGTGGTGACCGCGACCGCGCAGGCCCTCTACGTGGACGGGTATCGGTCCCGGCTGGACCCTGCCGGCGCGACGGATGACGCCGTCGAGGACGAGGTGTCCCCGCCGTGGCGGACGTGGCTGGCCAACGGCATGGATCGCCGGCAGATCGCCGTGCACCGGGCGGGTCTGGGCTACGGGTACAGCTTCGTGAAGGTGCTGCCCGGTGAGGACCCGCTGACCCGTGGGTCGCAGGCGGTGATCCGCGGGATCAGCCCCCGGAAGGCGTATGCCGCGTACGAGGACCCGGCCGAGGATGACTGGCCGAAGTACGTGCTGCAGATCGTGGACGAGACGAACAACGGCGAGTACCGGATGCGGCTGCTCGACGACACCGCCGAGCATGAACTGCGGGTCGGCGCGAGCGGCATGGAGGTCGAGTACCTCGGCTTGAAGGGTGTGCACGACGCCGGGGTGTGCCCGGTGGTGCGCTACGCCAACATGCTGGATCTCGAAGGGCGCACGCCGGGTGAGGTGGAGCCGCACATCCCGGTCGCGGCGCGCATCAACAAGACGTCGTACGACCGGCTGCTGACCCAGCATTTCAACAGCTGGAAGGTTCGGACGGTCGCGGGTATGGCCGAGCCCGATGAGGAGGAGCTCGCCACCCGTAAGAAGCTGCAGGTGCGGCAGGACGACATCTTGGTCGCGGAGGACCCGGACACGAAGTTCGGGACGCTCGACGAGACCCCGCTGGAGGGGTTCATCTCCGCGCACCGGGCCGACGTCGAGACCCTGGCGGCGGTGTCGCAGACCCCGACACATGAACTCACGGGGCAGATGGCGAACCTGTCGGCGGAAGCCCTCGCCGCCGCCCGTGCGTCGCTGAACCAGAAGGTCACCGAGCGGCAGAAGAGCTTCGGTGCCTCCCACGCCCAGGTGATGCGGCTCGCGATGGCCCTCGAGGGCCACGACGAGTACGCCTCCGACCCGACGGGCCGGGTGACCTGGCAGGACATGGAGATTCGGTCCATGTCGCAGGCCGCGGACGCGTTGGGGAAGGTCGTGCAGATGCTCGGCGTGCCCCCTACCGCGACGTGGGGCCGCATCCCGGGCGTGGAGAAGACCGATGTAGCCGAGTGGATCCGGTTGGCCGAGGCGGGCGACCCGATCACGAAGATGCAGCAGCAGCTCGAGCGGCAGCGCATCTCCGCCGAGTCCCGGGCCCGGCAGGCCGCCGCCCCGGCTGCGAACGGCCAGCGGAACGGTCAGCTGGCGCGACCGGCGAGTGATGGCGTCAACGCCTGAGGGTCGGCGCCTCACCGAGCGGCACCGGTCCGCGCAGCAGCAGGTCCGTGACGATTTCCTCGCCGAGTTCATCGCGCTGTGGGCTCTGCTGGACTCGACCCGGCTGGACGACACCGGCCCGGGCTGGATCCAGGCCGTGACCCGGGTTGTCCGGGCGTTCCGGATCGAGTCGGCCGAGCTCGCCGCAACATACTTCGTCGACTTCCGCTCCCTAGAGGCGCCGAGCTCGCCGGCAACCCCCCGGATCCCTGGCGGGATCGTGGACCTGTCGGAGCTCGACTCGCGCCCTGGCGGCCCGGTGTCGCCTCCCGCGACGGCCCGCACCGGGCGTCCCCCACGCCGTCGTCAGGATGGGTTCCAGGGTCGCCGCCCGCGCCCGGAGGTCATCCCGGAGCCGCGCAACAGCTCGGTTCGGTTCGAGTTCGACGAGGACGCGTTCCGCCGTGCTGGCGAGCGCCGAACCGAGGTTCGGATCGAGGTCCCCGACCTGGACACCGACCGGCTGGACCGGGCCACTGAGGTGTCCCTGATCGTCACCGGGCCGGTGGGGCAGAAGTCGAAGCGCTCACGCGGCAAGACCCTGCAGCAGGCCCGGGACGAGTCGTTCGTCGAGTCGTCGGGCGCCGCGACGCGCCAGGTGCTCACCGGTGGCCGTCAGAGCCTGCTCACACTGCTCGACGAGGACCCGCAGGCGGTTGGCTGGGCTCGGGTGACCGATGGCGATCCGTGCTCGTTCTGCGCGATGCTCAGCTCCCGCGGGATCGTCTACAACACCGAGACGTCTGCAGCGTTCCAAGCCCACGACGGGTGCGCGTGCACCGCGGAGCCTGCCTACTCGCGTGGTGCCCCGCTGCCGGGCCGGGCCGCGGAGTTTCAGCGACTCTGGAACGAGCACATCCGCGGTCGCTATTCAGGCGCGGAGGCGCGCAGGCAGTGGCGGCGGCTGTACGAGCAGATGCAACGCGAGGCGCAGCGGGAGCAGATCGCCTAGCACCACCAGTGACGGCGGCAGAATCGGCTCTCGCCGTCGTCGCCGTCATCGTTGTTCGGTACGTACACCGGGTCTGGGTCGTCGACGGATGCGGGCGGCGGGTACGTCCCACACTCGCGCCCGGCCGGCGGGTTCGCTGCGTGGTCCAGGTCGTGGGCGTAGAGCCGTTGCACGTAGTTCGCGCTGGCGCCGTTGTCGCCCTGGTAGACGCCGGTGTGGTCGTGGCCGACCATGAGCTGGCCGAAGTCGCCGGAGCTGGTCTGCACGTACCGCAGGAGCCGGCCGTAGCGGTCGACGTCGATCCCCGGTTCGGCCTTTAGACCGACGGAGCCGATGAGGAGCTGGCGGGCGAGCGAGGTGGCGAGGTCGCCGCCCGGGGTGTCGGACTCGCAGGAGTCGATGCCGAGCACCCGAACCGTGCGGGCGTCGGAGAGCTGGAACGTGTCGCCGTCGATGATCCGGGTGACCACGGCGCCCTCGAGCACGGCTCTCGCGGGGACCTGGGCCGCGCTCGACGCGGGCGTCCTGGTCGGCGCGCTGGTGATTGGGGCGGCGCTCGCGACCCCTTGCGTGCGCGCGGGGGCGGGTCCACTGGCCATGACCAGGGTGACGAACGCGCAGAACCACACGAAGGCGTGCACCGACCCGCGCAGGAACCCGCCGAGCGGAGCCACACCGTTGTCCGCCTTGCGCCGGTCGATCCAGCGGATGAGCAGCCGACCGGGCGCAGCCGCGATCACGAAGAGGACCCGAGCTGCGACGACAACGAAGGCCGCCATGTGCTTCACACTCCCGCATTCGCTGGCCGATGTTGGCCTGTTACGTCGCGGCGAAGTGACGGCGGCCGCACCACCCACAAACTTCCGCCTGACCTGGGCGGATGGGACCTCGTAGTCGCAACGGCTGCGGGGTCTTTCGCACGCCCCGCAACGGGGCTGATCGACGGAGGCCGCAATGGCTGACGAGAACGACAACAGCTCCGGCGAGCTCGAGCTGGACGACCACGAGGCTGAGCAGCTGCTTGCCGACGCGGACGACAGCAACACAACCGCTGGCCAGAGCACCGACGAGGCCTCCAAGGAGTCCGCAAAGGACTGGGAGTCCGAGGCGAAGAAGTGGCGGGACCTGTCCCGGAAGAACGAGAAGTCGTTCAAGGACACCGCCGCGAAGCTGAGGAAGTACGAGGACGAGGGCAAGTCGGAGTCGCAGCGGCTGCAAGAGGACCGCGACGCCAACCGCTCCCGCGCCGAGAAGGCGGAACTCGCCCTGAAGCGGCGGGATCTGGCCGAAACCCTCGCCCCCGAGCACGCCACCCCAGCCCAGATCCGGGCGGTCGCGAAGCGGCTCTCCGGTGAGACCGACGAGGAGCTCGAGGCGGACGCCAAGGAGCTGTTCGAGCTGCTCGTCCCTGAGCCGAAGGCCCCGAAGACGACGGCCCGGCCAAAGGAGAAGTTGCGTGGCGGTTCGGAACCGGACGAAGACCCGGAACCGACGGATCCGCGCAAGCTCGCGGCGATGATCCCTCGTCGCCGCTGATAGTCCCCCGCTCGGCCTGCCACAGAGGCCGCCTGCGGTCCCTTCACGCTCCCTAGGAGGACTCTGTGGCGAACTCATTCCTTAAGGCGGACCGGATTGCCGGTACCGCTCTTGGCCTGCTCGAGCGGGAGATCATCCTCCCGGCTCTGGTGTGGCGCGACGCTGGTGGCTCGTTCCGCGGCGCGGCTGGTGACACGATCACGATCCGGGTGCCGGCGCGCACGATCGCCCGCACCCGCCCGCTCCGCGGCGCTCGCACGGCCGCGTCCGAGGGCAACGGCATCATCACGATGGACGAGCTGACGGAGACCTCGGTCGACGTCACCCTCGACACCGCCGTCTACTCCGCCGTCCCGATCACGGACGAGGAGCTGACCCTCGACATCAGCGACTTCGGCACGCAGATCGCCGAACCGCAGGTGCGGGCGATCGCCGAGGGTGTGGAGAACGCGGTCGCCGCGGAGATGACGGGCGCCTCCTACGCGTCCACGATCACCGTGTCCACCACCGACCCGTACGACTCGATCGTCGACGCACGGGTGGTGCTCAACAAGGCCAACGTGCCCATGTCGGAGCGCTACCTCGTGGTGGGCGCCGACTTCGAGGGCATCCTGCTCAAGTCGGACGAGCTCCACCAGGCCGACAAGGCTGGTACGGACTCGGCGCTGCGGGACGCCACGATCGGCCGCCTGGCCGGGTTCTCCCAGGTCGTCGTGTCCAACGCGCTCCCCTCGAACGTCGGGTTCGCGTTCCACCGCACCGCCTACGTGCTCAGCATGCAGGCCCCTGCCATCCCGCAGGGCGCCACCTACGGTGCTTCGCGGGCCGCGTTCGGTCTGGCCATGCGGTGGATCCGCGACTACGACTTCCGCAACGTGCAGGACCGGTCGCTGTTCGACTGCTACATGGGCACCAACATTGTTGCGGACGGTGCGGAGTCCGCCGAGGAGCAGACGGTCACCCTGACCGGTGCTACCGGCGGCACCTTCACCCTGACGTACAAGGGACAGACCACCGGGAACATCGCCTACAACGCTGCGGCGGCCGCGGTGCAGACGGCGATCACCGGGCTGACCACGGTCGGCTCCGGCAACGCCACCGTGACCGGTTCAGCAGGCGGCCCGTACACGGTCGCCTTCAACGCTGCCCTGGGCAACGTCGACCCGATGCAGGCCAGCGGGATCAACCTGACCGGCACCACCCCGACGGTCGTGGTCGCGACCACCGAGGGCGGTTCCCCGAGCCTCGTCCGCGCGGTCAAGCTCGTCCTGCCCTGACCGATGCTGCCGCTCGCGACGGTCGCCGACCTTGAGGCTCGTCTCGGCCGGCAGTTCGAAGAATCCGAGCTCCCTCGGATCGAAGCCCTCCTCGACGATGCGTCCGCGCTCGCGCGGGACGTCGCCGGCAAAACCTGGATCGACCCCGAGACCGAGGAACTGTTGCCGGTCCCGGGGTCGATCCGGTGGGCTGTGCTGCGCGCTGCCGAAAGGGCGGTGCGCAACCCGGACGGGTTTTCCGCCGAAACAGCCGGTGACTACTCCTATCAGCGCACCGGTGTCCAGCCGGGGGTCTACCTGACCGAGGCCGAAGAGCGGTCCATCCGCAAGGCCATCGGCAAGTCCGGGTTGTGGAACCAGGCAGTCACTCGAAACGAGTTCGGCCGCAACACGGTCTGGTTCGACGACCAGTTCGGCACCGAGCCGTTCCCCCTCGACGTCTACTACGACGAGGTCTGACCGTGAGCCTGCTCGCCGCCCCGATGGAGTCGGTCACGGTCTACCCGGAGGAGTCCTACACGGATTCCCACGGGGACGTCCGCACCCGGCCCTCCGCAACGGGGGTCGAGGTGGCGGGCTGGATGCAACCCATGTCCGCGACGGCGCTGTTCCCGTCGCTGGACGCCACGCAGCAGCAGCGGATCTATTCGACCTACCGGTTCATCGGCCGTGACGCGCCCCTCGGGGTGTGGGCGCGCGTCGAGTGGGCCGACCGGTCGTTCCTCGTCCGGTCCGGTCCGGAAGATCGCCGCTACTCCCACACCACCGGCCACATCACCGCGGTTCTACAGGAGGAGCGGTAGTGGCCACCGTGTACGCGAACTGCAACGACATCGTCGCGCACCTGCCCGGCGTGATCGGCGCGGTCGCGGACACGGCGAAGGCCGGCGGCCGGCGAGCCGAGGGAATCTTGGCCGCCCACCACCACCTCGGCCACGCCCGCATCACGGTCACCCACGGCTCGGTGGACTCGTTCGTGTCGCTCGACGACACCCGCGGTCAGCACGCCGCCGCGGCCATCGAGTTCGGCCGTTCCGGCGGCAGACGAGGCGCCTCTCAGGGCATCTTCGCGCTCCGCGGGGCGTTCTGATGCCCCGCTGGGCAGGTGACGCCGAGCAGGTCCCCCTGTTGCTGCTTCGCGCCGCACTTCCGGGCGTCACGGTGCGCGCGTCCATCCCTGACGGGCTGCTCGACTACTTGCCGCTGGTGGTGCTGCGCCGCGTGCCTGCTGGCGGTAGCCCAGCCCCGCGCTTCTGGGACGGGCCTCTGATGAACGTGCAGTGCTGGTCGGACGCCACTGACGACCTCGACCCGTACGCGGCTGCGTCCGATCTGGCTGACCAGTGCCGTCAGGCGCTGTGGGAGGCCTGGGACAACCAGACCGTCACGGCGGCCGGGCACATCGTCGGGTTGCGGGAGTCGCAAGCACCGACCGAAGTCGTCGATCCCGACCTGCCTCGCCTGGGTCGCTACGTCGCCACCTACGCACTCCGGGTCCGCAACACCGCCTGACCGGCGGTGGCCTTCCTGTTTCCCCGCTCGGCCTGCCACGGGCCGGTAGCGGCCCTTTCTCGCTCCCCTGGAGGTACCCGTGGCACTGAACGACGATGCGGTTCTGATCCCCGGGACCGGGCAGCTGTGGGTGGCCCCGGCCGAGACCGTGATCCCCGCGAGCCTCACCGCGCCGGCGACGCCGTGGGAGAACCTCGGCCACACCTCCCGCGAAGACGGCCTGACCATCACCCGAGACGGCGGCGACACGGAGCCCATCGGCACCTGGCAGAACCCGACCCTGCGGGTCACTCGTGAGCCCACGAGCTTCGCGATCACCGCGTTCCTGCACCAGGTCGACAACGACGTCCTCGAGATGTACTTCGGCCCCGGCGACATCGCCGAGGAGGGCCAGTTCGGGGTCACCTCGTCGATCGCGGCGATCCAGCGCGCCCTCTATGTGCGGATCATTGACGGCGAGAACGAGGCCGGCCTGTACGTCCCGAAGGTGGAGATCTCCTCCGAGGACGACATGGAGGTCGACGTCGAAGGCTTCCTCGCCTTCCCCGTCCGCATGACCGTGCTCCAGGTCACCGGTTCGAACCTCATGACGTGGGTCGGGCCGGAGCTGGGGACGCCGACGCCGTAACCCGACGGCTGGCGGGCGGT